CAAATGGTGGGACGTTTAACAACGAGCCTTCAACTGCAGCCGACCTTAACGAAACATCTTTGGAAGATGCGTTGATTTCAATTTCTGGATTTGTAGACGAAAGAGGATTAATTATTGCTTTAAAAGGCATGAAGTTAATTATTCCTAGACAACTACAATTCGTTGCTGAAAGATTAATGGCATCTAACCTAAGAGTTGGAACATCAGATAACGATGTTAACGCAATCAAGAGTTCAGGAATGCTTCCTCAAGGCTATGTCGTTAACGACTACTTAACTGATACTGACGCATTTTTCGTTAAGACAGATGCACCAAATGGTCTAAAGCATTTTGAAAGAATGTCACTATCAACTGCTATGGATCCAGACTTTGACACAGGAAACATGAGATATAAAGCAAGAGAGAGATACTCTTTTGGTTTCTCTGATCCTCGTGCCGTGTTTGGTTCACCAGGAGCAGCGTAAGTTTTTTCAAAAACTTATTTTAAAAGGGCAGTTACATACTGCCCTTTTTTATGTATAATAGAACAAACCTTGACAGTTACATGGTGTAACTGACATTTGCCAAGACAAGGAGATTTGACATGGCTAATTCAACTTTTTCAGGAGCAGTCCGCTCTGAAAACAATTTTAAGTTAGTAAGTAAAAATACTACTACTGGCTTAATTCAAGACAGAACAACAATAAATGGTCTTAAAGACACTCGTAGATATTACCTAGAAGAGTATTTTTTACAAAGACCTGGTATCAATGCAGACATTGACCAAGTGTCTACAACTGAAGTACAGCGTGCTTTAAATAGAAACTGGGAAGCACTTGGAACTAACATGACTACTGCATTATGTACATTTGCTACAACTTCAGCAGGAGTTTTAGCAACAACAGCAGGTGCAGATCAAGACCAAGCAATTTTAACGCCACACTTAGATACTGCGGCAACAGCTTGGGCAGGAACAAAATGGGGAACAGAAAACGAAGTTTCTTGGGAATGTTCTATAATGTTACCTGCACTTGATAACCAAAAAGTATGGGCAGGATTAAAGTTAACTAATGACCAATTAGTAGCAACTGATGCAAACCAAGCATTTTTTAAATATCAAACAGATGCAACAAACTCTGAAGCATTTAGTGATTATAGCTATTGGCATTTTGTTCACAGTATTGGTGGAACTGATTATATTAGTCAGTTACCTATTACAGTAGCGGCTAATACTCCTTATCATTTTAAAATTGAAATTGATAGCGATAGAAAAGCGGCTATATTTGTTAATGGGCAACAATATAATGTGACTTCTACTTCTGGTTCAACTGGTGGAACAGCTGTTTCAACAGGAACTACTAAAACAGCAGCCTTAACTGACGATGTTGATTTTATTCCTTATATTGGAATTGAAGCTGGAGCGGCAGCAGCCGAAGCAGTAAATGTACATTACACTGCAATAAGCAGAGCTATGTACGAATAAAATTATTGGGGGATTAATTTCCCCCTATTTATAAGGAGATTATTATAATGGCAATATCGGATGTAAAGGTATTAACTATCAGTGATGTAAACGCAGCAGATGATGATAGATTGGTAACGGCAGCACAACCTGATACTTCTGCTACTATGGCAAATACTACTCACGCAGGTGGTCAAGCCAGAAATGTAACTGTTACGACAACTGGAACTGGGGACAATGCAAAAACTTGTACAATAACTGGCACAGATGTTTTTGGTGATGCTATGACAGAAGTTATAACATCAACAAGTTCAGCAGAGACAGTTGCTGGTACAAAATACTTTAAAACTGTAACAGCAGTAGAGTGTTCAGCACAATATGCGGCTAATCTAAAAGTAGGTTCTGGAAGTTTATGTGCTCAAGCCGTTAATGGTGATGGCAGAGTTAGACTTAAAGGAATGTCCATTGTTTCTGGTGGTACGGCAGGTACAGTATCATTTTATAATGGAGCACCAGAAGACGGAACTGTATTAATGAAGGCAAGAACAATAGGAACAGCTAATGATACTGTTGATAGAACAATTCCTCAAAACGGAGTAGTTTTTGAAGATGGATTAGTAGTTGAGTATACAGTTGATGTAACTGATATGCTTACAATATTTTACGCATAAAAGGAGTGCCAGATATTGTTTAAAAAAGATGTAATATCTGGTGTTTCTGTGATTCTTATAGCAGGATCTATTGCTTGGATTGTATCTACTCTTATTGGGGTAGATAAAAGAACAGCCATAACTGAAGTTAAAGTCACAGAAAACCATAAAATGCTACGCACATTATGGGTAGATTTTATTAAAAGGAAAACAAAAAATGGCAATCTCGCGGAGTTCAATTTCAAAACAAATAACAAAATCACCAGGTAAGAAGAAATGGAGTGAAAAAAGAGGACGAAAAAAGATTTCACGACTTTATAAGAAAAAACATAAAACCATTAAAAGAGGGTGAAGTTTTAAAAAGTAATCCAATAAAAAGATGTTTGTTTTGTAAAAGGTCAAAATGGACTTGCAAGTGTTATAAGACTAGGAGTAATAATGACTAAAATTAAAGAAGTATTTTCAAAAATTTTAAAAAAAATAAAAAGTATGATACAATCTGTTAAAGACTGTATAAAAAATTGTGATTTGTTAGGTAAAAAATAATGGCAACTTCAAGCTCAAGGGATTTTGATTTAGATGTAGCAGAAATCATTGAAGAAGCGTATGAGAGATGTGGCTTGGAAATGAAAACAGGCTACGATGCTAAAACAGCAAGACGATCCTTAAACCTTATGTTTGCTGAATGGGCAAACAGAGGATTGAATATGTGGACAGTGAACCAAGGCACAGTGTCCGTAACTTCTGGAACAGCTAGTTATGATTTAGCTAATGATTATGTAGATTTATTAGAAGTTGTTTTAAGAAACAGTAGTAGTGTAGATTTTACTTTAACTCAAATGAGTAGAAGTGAGTATTTAACTATTCCAAATAAAGCAACTACTGGTCAACCAAGTCAATACTATTTCAATAGACAAGTAACACCGACAATAACTTTATGGGCAACTCCAGATGCTTCTTACACTTTAGTTTATTATTATGTAAGACGAATACAAGATGCAGATACTTTAGTAAACACAACTGATGCACCATTTAGGTTTTTGCCTTGTATGGTAGCAGGACTTGCTTATTATCTTGCTATTAAAAAAGCACCAGACAGAATACAGATTTTAAAAACTTTGTATGAAGAGGAATTTCAAAGAGCCGCCGCAGAAGATGCAAATAGCACACCTCTTAAATTAACACCTAATATATCTTATTTGAGTACATGAAATGGCTAAATATGCAGTAGGGAAAAAAGCATGGGGTTATTCAGATAGGTCTGGTTTCCGTTATCGTTTACGAGAGATGAGAAAAGAATGGAATGGATTAAAAGTTGGACCAGATGAGTACGAACCAAAGCATCCACAATTAAAACCAATTCAACCAGGGCCAGATCCAACAGCTTTATATGAACCAAGGACAGACTCAAGAACAGAAGTTGTTGTTGAAAATTTACTTGGTTTAAATCCTTTTATCTCTGGTTCGGCAAGTAGTAACACAATTACAGTTATTGAAAAATCACATGGGCGTTCATCAAGTGACACAGTTCGTTTTAGAGATGTTTTAGGATTTGATGGTTTTACGGCTACAGTTTTAAATAGTGCATCTGGTTATTCTATTACAAAAGTTAATGATGATACATACACATTTACGGCAAGTAGTGGAACTGCTACAATAGGAAACAAGAGAGGTGGTGGTGGAAGAGCTACTGCTGGACCTGCTACATTGGGGACATAAATGAGTTTTACATTAGCAACATTAAAAACAGCAATACAAGATTATACTGATAATAGTGAGTCAACTTTTGTCACACATTTACCAGATTTTATAAAAGCAGCGGAAGAAAAAATTTTAAAATCTGTAGATTTAGACGCTTTTAGAAAAAATGTAACAAGCACTTTAACTACTTCGGATCAATATGTTAATGTTCCTTCAGATTTTCTTGCTCCTTTTTCTTTTCAAATAACTACTTCTGGGTCAGAAAGTTTTTTACTCCAAAAAGATGTAAATTTTCTTAGAGAATATACACCTGCCGCAAGTACAACTGGACTTCCAAAATATTATGCTAGGTTTAGTGAAGATCATTTTATAGTAGCACCTACTCCAAATAGTGCTTATACTGTTGAATTACATTATTTTTATAGACCCGCAAGTTTGACCGCTGGTGCAGATAGTGGTACAACTTGGCTTAGTACAAACGCACCTTTTGCTTTGTTGTATGGATCTATAATAGAAGCGTATACTTTTATGAAAGGGGAGCCAGATGTAATACAAAATTACAATGGTTTGTATATGCAATATTTAGAAAGAATAAAGGATTTAGGCGAAGCACGAGAAAACACAGACGGATACAGATCAGGTCTTCCTTCAAGACCAAGGACATAATAAATGGCATTAGCATTAAAAGATAGAGTCAAAGAAACAACAGCTACAACGGGTACAGGTACTTATACTTTATCTGGAGCAGAAACTGGTTTTGAGTCTTTTTCATCTGTAGGTGATGGAAACACAACTTATTATTGTTGTACGGATGGAGTAGATTTTGAAATAGGTGTTGGTACTTATACTTCTTCTGGAACAACTTTAGCTAGAACTACAATTCTACAATCAAGCAATAGTGATAGTGCTGTAAATTGGGGAACTGGTGCTAAAACAGTTTTCTGTACTCAGCCTGCCGAAAAAGCAACTTTTCTTAATGCAAGTGGTAATTTAGATATTGCTGGCGATCTTGATGTAGATGGCACAACTAATTTAGATGTAGTTGATATAGACGGTGCAGTTGATATGGCTACTACTTTAGCAGTGGCTGGAAATGTAGATTTTAATGGCGATCTTGATGTAGATGGCACAACTAATCTAGATGCAGTTGATATAGACGGCGCGGTGCAAATTGATAGCACTGTAACTATTGGTGCAAACGATCAAGGATATGATGTTATTTTTTATGGAGATACTGCATCAGCAAATATGACATGGGACACATCAGTAGACGATTTAATTTTAAATGGTGCGGCAAGAATAGTTGTTCCAGATGGTCAGTTGGTTTTAGGAAGCACTGCTGTTAGCTCAACGGCTGCTGAATTAAACATATTAGATGGTAAAAGTTTTGTTGATGAAGATGATATGGCATCAGATAGTGCAACAGGCATACCATCACAACAATCTGTAAAAGCATATGTAGACACAAAAGTAACTGCCGAAGATTTGGATGTTACCTCTGATAGTGGAACGATTGCGATTGATTTAGATAGTGAAACCTTAACAATAGCAGGTGGTTCAGGTATAGACACCTCAGCAACATCTAATACAGTTACAATAGCAGGAGAAGATGCTACAACTTCTAATAAAGGGGTAGCTTCATTTAGTTCAGATAATTTTTCTGTATCAAGTGGTGCAGTAACAATTAAAGATGGTGGAGTTGCAAATGCTGAACTTGCTGGTTCTATAGCAAATGCAAAATTAGCTAATTCGTCTGTTACTGTAACAGATGGGTCTAATTCAACTGCTGTTTCTTTAGGAGGTTCAATAACCTTTACGGCTGATGAAGGCATAGATATCACTGAAAGTTCAGGTACAATAACGATAGCGGCAGAAGAGGCAACCACTTCTAATAAAGGTGTAGCATCTTTTAGTGATACATTTTTTGCCGTATCAAGTGGAGCAATAAGTTTAGATGCGGCTCAAACAGGTATTACTTCTTTATTGGCTACAGATATAAAAATTGGTGAAGATGATGAAACAAAAATAGATT